TGCTTTGCCGTGCCTTCATGGAGAAGGAGAAAAGAGGGTTCGATGCTCTCTGGTTGATGTTCAGGTTGGGTTGAAAAGCCCAGGCTCCAGGAGCAGGCCCTGTCCCATCCCAGGCGATAAGAATATAACTCCCTGCCGGGTCAGGGTTAGCAAGAGCGTCCGTGACGTGGGCGCTAGTGAATCCGGCCTCTGTCCCGAGCCGCTCAGTCGGCAATCGCAATGTAATCGCAGCCGTTGCTGGATCCGGTTCAGCATCCCAGTGAACATTGTCGAACTTGAAGAGGAAGCTATACTTCTGAGTTAGACTCCATGCAATACCCCCAAAGATCTGGTCTGCTTCCGGCGGAACCAGCTCGACAGGCACCCAATGCTTATCCGTCTCTGGCTCATACACAGGAGGTCGATAGTAAAGCACGGCTGAGGTTTTGGGAGGCGTTATAACAACATCTCCGGTCTTAGGGTCAACTACGCCCTTGATCGAGGTGACATACTTCCCTGAGCCAAGCCGGAAGTCTTCCTCAGAGGACGACCGATCGAGGCCGCCACCGCGCCCGAGGCGAGACAGAACATAGCTGCCTGACTCTGACGGGTAGTTGTTCCACACCCCGTCCAGGCTCGTTTCACCAGCGTCTTCAATGCGATCTCGCTCAACCCCGGAGACAAGGAAGAAGTCCTCCTTCGTGCTCATAACCCACGGGTTAGTAAGCCCAGCGCTAGTATCCACTTCAGGCAAAGACGTTGTTGCGCTTTGACTGGCAACCGACTCCAGAGGCCAGAAAGACCATACCCCGCTGAAAGCCCAGATCCCATTGATGGAAGGAATTGCCACGAGAAGAGTACGTCGAAGATGATTATAAGCGAGTGTAACCTGCTTAGGGTCGAACTCAATCAAGGTCCGCGGCTGATCCTTGCCCGTAGGATCAGCGAACCCAGCAACGCCAAGTATAGTCTCGAAGAAGCTCGTCATCGGGTTAGTCATCAACCCAAAGCTGCCCCAGAAAGAACGGATAGGAGCCGAGATCTCTTCCTGGCTAACCCCATCGGCGCTCGAGTAAATGCCATCGTGAGCTGCCCAGACGAGACGGCTGTTCATCATGCTGACCGCTTGAGGATTCACACAGCCAACGCTATCCGAGATACGAACGGGGGGCCGCCCCTTCGATACAATGTCTCCCTCGGACGGCGTATAGAAGAACATCTCCCGCTCAGTGAAGATGATCAGATTGCCACGCAGCTCGTGCATCGCCGTGATCGGCAGGGCCGACGGTAGAACAATGCTGTTGATCGCCACAATGTTCTGAGGCTTGCCCCTATCCGAGAAGAAGATCGTGCGGTCGGTGGCGATAGCCAACCGATCGCGAAAGGACGCCGCGGCCACCGGGGCCGAAAGCTGACTGTCCTCGAGGTAGACCAGACCCTCTTGATGGATGCCCGGAGCAAGGCTCAGGCGAAGAATCAGAGAACTCTCCGACCGCCCGTTATGCCAATCCAACTGATCTGCTGTCTGTAGTTGCTGCCGGAGAAGACCAGTGAAGTCTGCGGGGCGATAGACGAACAGCCCTGCCCCTGGGGAGCCAAAGTATACCTCGCTATGGAAGACGTGGAAGAAGAACTCATTCGATTCACGCCCCGAAAGGAACATGCTGTTATCGAGATCATAGGTCGTCTCATAGGATCCATGCCACTCACTGTTGAATGAGGAGCCGAGAGACTTGAGGCTGCTCGAATCGAGGGGACGATCTGTCACATTATCAGAAGTCTGCCTCGAAAGAATCTCTTCCCAGTGACGCCCGGTCGTAATGTCGAAGATGCGAACGAAGTAATATACGTCCCAGCGAGATTCCCTAGTCTCGCCAGCCAGCTCGCCAGAGCCAGCGTGCCCGACAAACACGCTAAGAACCTGATCATGCCCGAAGCTCGTGCGGACGTTTGCGGAGCCTAGATGGCGGCTATACCCAAACTTGTAGCCGAGAGCGGCGACCTCGGTGTTCAGTCCAAGTGTTGTGTCCAGCTCGGCGATCTGCCCCCAGCCGGGACGGACCTCGAAGGTGCCACGGGTCCGCCACATATTCTGGCACCAGACACCGCGGACAGGACCATCCTGCTCTGTACCACCCTTGAGGAGATCTACTTCCTGATCGCCAGCAATCGCCATGTCCTACCAGCTCCCGTCGTAACTGCGCCTAACATAGCTCGAGCCCTGATGGCTTCGACCTGATTGTAGGAACTCAGCCAGAGCAAACTTCTTATTCTTAAGCTCCTGAAGAACCTGGATATTATCTGCCCCGTCCCGAATAGCATACCGCTGATAGCCGTAGAGCGGGATCATGTCATGGAACGAATCAAGGTCATCTAGGTAGGGAGAAACGGCTATAGATGGATCGAAACTAATATCGTGCTGCGGAACATACTCGAGACGATAGTCACCGTTGCTCGCCCCACCGAAGACAATCTTATTGCGGACGAGGGCATACCCGAAAAGACCCAACCCTGTCTCGGCAGGGCTGGCATCCAGGTACTCAACAACCTTGTTTTCGGTGAGCGAGTTGATGCGAGCGATCCGAAGGACACGCTCCAGCTTAGACCCCGGCACCGCTGTCTGCCCAGCCAGAGCCGGGATTGTGGCTGTTAGGTCTAAAGTGTTTGTGCTGCTCAGGCTGAACAGAAACTCCGTAGAATAAATATAAGGATCCGTGTTGCATACTTCTCGACGGAAGTCAGCGTAGGCCCCATCCAGGTACAGACCGATCTGAGCATCCGTCAGGAACGTCCGATCAGCCTCGTCCGTATAGGACTTGAACATGTCGATGATATCCGTCGGCGTCATCCGCCACCCCCCATCCGAGTACGGCCAATGCCCTGTTCAGGGCTAGGCTCACCATCTGCGAGGCTTCGGCGTTGAGCCATCTCGCCCATCCCACTAGCCATCTGAGCTGCGGCCATCGGACTGCCGAGCGTCGCCATGTCCTGCACCGCCGCTTTCGGCTTAGGCTCAACCCGAGGGAAGACCGTGCGTTCCATCTCTGCCCGCTGGAACTGCTCCTGCTCTTTCCCGAAGGTAGAGGTCGCAACCAGCACATCCCGAATATACTCTTGAGTCTCAGGCTTGAGATCGTAGTAGGGGCCGGACTGCATGAACTCGCTGAATACCTTGACGAAGGCGGCGAGATCGTCTGTCGGCATAACCTCGATAGCGTGACCGAGCTTGACTGCCTCGAGCATATCCTGAGCGTGGCTGAGGCCGACCATCCGCTTGGTGACACGGGAGTTGCCCGTCTTGTAGTCCAGGGCCTCGAGAGCTTCGCCCTTCTCCATGAGGCCGAGCTTGACGAACTCGAGAACCCGTTGATCCCGATCGTGCTTCTCGTCTCGGAACAAGGTGCCCGCTTCGATATATACTTCCGGGTTATCAACGAGATCCGTGTTGCGAAGTTCCTTGTAAACCACCCGGCCAACGTCGTCCATGATCCGGGTCATTCGGGACTCGTCATAGTAGACCTTCGCCATCTCCAGGATGCAGACTGCGACCTCTTTCACCGCGGACTCGATGTTCCGCTGGGTAACCTGAAGCTGCTGATTATCACGGCTTGTGAGGCTGTCGATCGCCGCGCCGGATTCAATCCCGATCGCTCGCTTCCCGAGACTCGTGCTGTGGACACCGGCAACGTCGAGCATCTCCGCTGAGATCTGACGAATGTTATCAAGGATATAGCCAGGAAGAGGCGCAGCAGGAACCTGCGTAGGAGCCGGCCCGGAGTTGGCATTGTAGGTCACCTTCTCCCCGGGACGGCAATCGCTCAGTGCATCCTTCGCCACGCCAGACGCTTTCGGAATCAACCACTTCGGGTTGCCCATAAGCTCGGCGTTCTCGACAACCTGACTGCGACCCTTGTTGTACATGGTCTGAAGCTCGACCAACGGCTCCACAACGCCCAGGCCCCAGATGCGACCGGGGATCCGAGTGTAGTTCACAACGCTAACCGGGCTCACCTTCGTCGGCCACTTCGCAGCATAGAGCCACTCCGAGCCCATCAGGATACCCATCTCGCCGTCGTTGAAGTAGACCTCGAAGATCTCCACCCGGTCCTCAAGCTCAGACTCCCCACCGGCCTGGCCGAGGCGAAGCAGCGACTTCAGATTGATTTCCGGCTTTCTTCCCTGCTTCTCGATAAGCTCTTTCTTATCGGGATACGCAGCGATGAGATCCTCTTTGTGCACGGTATGACGAATCCCGACCCAGCGGGAATCGTTCACCTTGCTCGCTCCCGGCTCGAAGAAGAGATCATAGGGCGATACCGCCCGGGTATGAATCTTCTGATCATCGGGATCATAGAACGTATGGAAGGCCGAAGTTCCGGTGAGCATAAGCCACTCAACCAGATTGGTCACAACCGCCTGCATATCAGTGGTGTGCCAGTAATACTTCAGCAGAGTTTCGGAGGCTTCCGCTTTCGTGATGTCATCAGCCGATGGGCTGGCTGGCATCACAGTCGTTGACGGATACGCCACACTGTACCGGGCCAAAAGGTTACGGTACATATTCAAGATTAGATTGATCGTTACACGCTCACGCCGGCTGTTCTGGCCTGAGCCCACATAGTTGCGGAGGTTCTTATCCCACTTGATGTGCTGCTTGCCTTGTAAATAAAGGCTGCACAGATCCCAGATGCGAGTGAAACCGCTACGCTGGCGGTCACCCTGTTCGATTTGCTTCTGAATCTTACTGCCCTTGGCCAGCTTTATTTCCTGCTTCACAACAACGACCAGCTCGGCTTCGTAGCTCATACTACCGCCTTCTTCGCTGCATCTGCCAGCTTCTTCGCCGCGGCAGCCTTCTTGCGGGCATCGCTAATAGTGGTTGCCACTTGCGCCCCTTTGGCCGCTGTACTGCCACCGGCAAAGCCTCCAGTAAAGGCTCCTAGGGCTCCACCGATAACTGCGCCCGGGATATTCCCGATGCCGTACCCCGAAGCTGCTCCACTGACGAGTCCCTCTACAGCGCCCATGCCAGAAAACTTCTCTTCGTCCTCTTTCTTCGGCTCGTCTTTGAGCATCTTAGTCTCAGGGCCAGAGGGCGAAAAACGAACAACATCGCTGCCTACTCTAAAAATGTTTGGACCGCTGGGCATGACCGAGGCTCCTTCGATCGAGACAGGCAAGAAAGCCCCTCCCCCCTTTGGGGGGGAGAGGGGCGATCAGATCCTGCCAGTTTATCACTGACCCGGGAAGGTGATCCCGGTGAGGATGGCACAACGGTTGGGCTGCTTGCAGACCAAGTTGTAGTACCAGGACACGAAGCCCTCCCACTCATCACGGTTCGATACGCGACTCAGGACGTTGCCGTCCATGTCGGCCATGCTGAAGGACTTCAGCTCGGCGACGCACCAGACCTTGGTGTTCAGGAAGATCAAGATGCCCTTGCCGCAGTGACGGCTCATCTTCAAGGGGATGCCGTTGAAAGCATAACCCGAGAAGCCCGGATCGCCCTTGCCGGGCTTACCGTTGACATCGTTGCTGAGGCTCGTGTTCGTTGCCGAAACGAAGCTCAACAGAGCGCTGTATTCCTGACGCAGACCCGGATGGGCATACATGCAATCCGGATCATCACCGCCGAGAACCATGATCTCGTCGAGCATGGCCTGCATGCGCTTGAAGTCCATGGTGCTGTTGGTAACGACAGCCGGAGCAATCGCCTGAACCGTCGAGCGCAAGGGAGCGTTCGCAGCCACGTTGCGATCCACGCCGAAGTGGCTCTTCTCGCCGAGGTTGCCATACAGCCCGATGGGCTCGGCTTCCACAGCCAGACGAGTCGTGTTCAACGCATCAGTGGTATAGACACCGAGGACATCAACACCTGCACCACCACCGACAGTTGCACCTGTGGCTTCAGGGACGCAGCGAGCTACGACCAGGGCCGAGTAATCACCAGTGATACCAGAGGTGTCAAGCTGAGCACCAGCGCCGTACAACTGTACCTGTAAGTTGCCAGCAGTCCCAAGACCCATATCCGCAGTGACGAAATCAGTAGCGGCAGTACGAGTCACGAGACTTGCATAGTCATCCAATCCGATGACGTCAATCTCGAGGCGGTTGTTAGCCGGGAGAAGCTCCTGCAACGCGAAGCCAACATCTTTATTGCCCGTAAAGGACTGAAACATGTGTGGACCCGGGACAGCGAGATTGATGCGCTCGTGAATAAAGCCGATGCAGCCACCACCAGTGAACATGGCCTGGTTCGCACGGATCTTAGTATCAGTGACGAGCCCTTCCATCTCAGTCTGGACGTAGGTCGCAAAGCTGTTGGCCGTGGTCTTCGCCGAGGCGATGGCCGGGCCGGTCAGCGAGAAGCGACCATAGAGGTACTTCGCAGTGACGTTCAGATCGACGTGGCCTTGTGAGCCGGCGTCCGGGAGATCCCCAGCTTCTGGCTTATAGGCAGTACCGATGCTGCGGCTGACATGAACGGGGATCACAACCTGACGGCCGCTCCAGTCCACGGTGATTTTCTGGAAAAGTTCGACCATCTCGAGCTGGTTATTCAGCGCTTCGATAATCGGACCGAGATAAAAATTCTTTAGGATCGCTTCAAGATCCGAAATAGCAACAGAGGCCATAGCCTGTATTAACTCCTAAGATACTGGAGCATCGCATCACGCGCTGCATCCATATTTTCTGGTGGAGGGGCATCACGCGTCGATGACGCAGCAACACCCCGTGACTTCGGGCGAGGAGGAGCAGAAGCCTTTCCGGCTTTCTCCATATCACCCATTTCTCCGAGGTGACGAGCGATCGCCGCCTCTTCGATCTCGGCAACGAACGTCGAATAACGCTGCGCCGCCTCTAGAACACTGACCGATCCGTCTTTCGCAACGGAATCCCACAGGTAGCCCTCAGGGACAGAGGGGAAAGACTCACGGGCTTCGGCGATCTCACGGTCCAGCTCCATTCTTGCGAACTTAATCTGCAACCGCTCGTTCGAATCCTTCACCTGCTTCATCTGAGCAGCCCATCCGTCAGGATCCGCAACCTCTTCGTGCTCAGGATCGTAATCCCAGTCACCTGAAGGCTCCGGCTCCGCTTTCGGGGCGTGCCGAGTGTTGAGTTTGGCCTTCATCTCCTCGATCATGCGATCACGCGTAGCCATCTCGTCTTCGAGCTGCTTGCGCCGATCATTGATCTGCTTGAATCGGTTATAAGGCACCCTATGACCCGCTTCAGGGTCATATTCCTCCTCCTCAACACTCTCCTCTGCTGAGTCGGCCTCTAAGACCTCCTCTTCCTCGTAGTCCTCGCCTTCTGGCTCCTCGATCTCGGCGCTTGCCTCCGACTCTTCCGCTTCAAGCTGCTCCTCTACTTCAGGAGCTTCAACCGTTTCGCCGCCCAACTGCTGGACTAACTCTGCCTGCGCTTCAGCGCTCAATAAACCCATCTCTCTATCCTCCTATACAACGCGTAACGTGCGAGGCACCGATGATTCACAAGAGATTCCCGACGGCCCCGAAGATTTCTGCCCCGCTATCTCTAGCGAAGCCCTTATCCCCGGAGCTTTCACTCCAAATCTTACCTGTCGCACTCTCCCACTCGAGAACTTCCCGAATGGACCGCGGCTGGTACTCACGTTTCACTTCATCCGCAATGTCATCTACTTGGTCAAGCCCCATCAACGCAAGACCAGTCGCAATCGCCATGTCGTCGTGCTGCCCAGGAGCAGCCTCGACCTTCCCGCGGCCATTGTACTGCAAGCGATTGGCCTCAGCACAGAAACGAGGGCACTTCGTGTCCATCCATCCACGAGTCGTATACTCGTACAGACGGTTGATAATCAGGGGCCTAGTCTTAGCAGTGGTCATGAACCCAACCATGTTCTGCCAGCGGTTCATCACCTTATCAAAGCTTGAACGACGGTACGTATAAGGCCAACTCTCGCTCTGGAAATACTCTTGGACACTTAATCCGTAACTATTTGTCTCGATTATCACCATCGCAGTGTAGTTCTTCGCAATCTCAAGGGCTTTGCGGGCAAACAAGCTAGGAGGAATACGCTCATAAAAGCTCGCAACCTGCTTGATCTCCTTCGGATTCGTCACATCCAACACCATGATCGCACTGTAATCGCCACCGGGACTCCCCGTGGCC